CAGGTAAATGTAGTACTAAACTTGTAGGCAAGTTACAGGACTACCTAGAACAATATTCTTGTGATGAAAGTTTGGCACGAACCTATCCCCCATACCCCTTTCAATAAGTTAAAAGAAGCTTGTATAGAAAGAAGGAAAGACGAAGACTGGGACTATAATAATAAATTAGTTGGTGCTTTGAATCAACAGTCATCTCTCGTTCCCATTGAGGGTTTGGAAGATTACCTCGTCAAAACTTCCGAGAATATCTGGCATACATTTTATGCGACATGCCCACATAAAGGAGAGTTTAGATCTGACTATCTGGATCTCCGCGAACTATGGGTGAACTATCAAAAACCTGGTCAATATAATCCTTACCATTGCCATCATGGTGTGGTAAGTTTTGTCATTTTTGTAGACATACCATATGGTGTGGAGGAACGGAAAGACTTTGCTAGTGATGGAGGATTTCAATTAGAAGAGAGACTCATCAACGTAGATAGGAAATGGAACGGGGAAATATTAATGTTCCCGTCTCACACTCACCACGCAGTGTATCCATATCACTCTACAGACAAGGAAAGAATTACTGTATCTGGAAATTTATTCTGGAAAGTGTGCTAAATATATTAGCACCAGTTACTGCCATGTCTGAAGTACCAGAGGATCGCCTCACAGCCCAGTTGGACTTTGAGAACGATATGAGAGAGAACCCTGAGTTCTATCAAGATTATCTTACAGCACACCATACGGAGTATCCAGAAGATCCTCATTGGGATCACATAATCGACAAGTGGGTCGCTTATGATCATGGAGTTACCATGTTCTTTGATAAAGAGGAACAGGCACGTGATTGGTATACGCTAAATACCCATAGTACAAGTAGTTAAACAGTTATAATGTCACTGACGATTCGTAGATTACCTGAGCAGGATAACAATCTTCTCAGACCCCCATCAAGTATACAACCTTTCCAGAATGGAGATGTAGTATTAGAAGCAACTTCTAATACAGTTCTAACCATGAAGTTGAAGGGGACAGATGGTGTCGTCAGAAACTTTGACGTTGGTGGTGGAGGATCAACCATTGGTACAGAGTATGATATCCGTGCTATCGCAGCAACATCTCCTGATGTTGTCTTTAGATTGACATCTTCTTACTCAGTATTAGATGATATAACATTCAAGGGTAACGCACAACAGATTATATGTTCTCGTGTAGACGATAATAATATACAGTTTGCTTTCCCAACTGATGTCACTATGCCTAATGACTTGACAGTCACAGGTGATTTGACAGTTAACGGAACCACGACTACGGTAAATTCTACTACCGTTCAAGTCGATGACAAAAACTTAGAACTAGGTACAGTAGCATCACCCACTGATTCTACCGCAGATGGTGGTGGTATAATTTTAAAAGGAGCAGCTGACTACAGTATGCTCTGGTCAAATACTAATGATGCTTGGACATTCAACCAACATGTATATCCAAGTGCTGATAGTTCATTTGACTTAGGTAGTAATCTAATACGTTGGCAGAACATATATGCTGACGCTGCTAACATAACATCCATTACAGGAGCACTCACAGGAAATGCGGACACTGCAAGCACTCTCCTTACTGCTCGCGACATTTCAGGGGTTAGTTTCGATGGTTCAGCGAACATCGACCTGGTTACTGACAATGTTCAGGAGTCGGGAACCCCAACGAATTTGTACTTCACAGACGCTAGAGCGAGATCTGCGGTTTCTGTCACAGACTCTGGAGGTGATGGTGCCCTCGGTTACAACTCAAGCACGGGTGTTATTACCTATACTGGTCCTAGCTCCACAGAAGTTAGAGCACATTTTTCGGGTGGGACGGGAGTTACAATCACGTCAGGATCAGTTGCCATAGGACAGGCAGTTGGTACATCTGATGATGTAACATTCAACCAAGTAACAGCAGCTTTAGTTGGTAACGCAACTACAGCAACAACATTAGCAACAGCAAGAAATATAAACGGAGTATCCTTTAACGGATCAGCAGACATAACTTTGGACTTAGATGATATCGCAGAAGCAGCATCTACTCCAACAAATCTATTCTTTACTAATGAAAGAGTAGACGATAGAGTATCAGTACTATTACAAGGTGGTACTGGTATCAATAAGACATACAATGACGTAGCAGATCAACTTACATTATCATTAGACTTTAATGAGTTTGATACTGACAACGTTGTAGAAGGATCAACAAATATATTCTTTACAGATACTAGAGCAAGAGCTGCTGTATCAGTCACAGACACTGGTGGAGATGGTAGTTTAGCATATGATAATGGCACAGGTGTCATTACATATACAGGTCCTAGTGCTGCTGAAGTAAGAGCACACGTCTCAGTTACTGACTTAGGTGGAGACGGATCTCTAGCATATGATAATAGTAGCGGTATTATTACTTACACAGGTCCTAGTCCTCTAGAGACTAGACAACATCTTAGTGGTGGTACAGGTGTAACTTATAATTCCTCATCTGGTAGTATTGCTATTGGTCAGGATGTTGCTACTAACTCTGACGTTACCTTTGGTGAAGTAACCATTGGTGCTAGTGGTACAAGAAACCTACTTATCCAGAACACTGACAACGTAGGTACTGTAGACACAGTTGCTAACATTACATTCAAGCACAGTGGTATTGACTTCACTTCCGATAGTGTTGTTGCTGATGGAAATGATCTAGGACACATTGACTTTAGAAACAATGGTGGTTCTAAGATAGCAGCGTTTGGATTTAGAAAGAGAAATACAGAAGGAAGCAAAGTAACATTTGAAGTTGACGCAAATAATAATGGTACACCCAACCTAGAAGTAGGTGACACAAACTTAAGTCTTTCTTCTACAAACATAGGACTAACTGGTACTACTACAGTTACTGGTTCTTCCCTTACACTTGCTTTAGATGATGCTTCAGAGAACGCAGGTCCTGACCTTATCATTCAAAGAGATAGTGCTAGTGCTGCTACTGATGATCTACTTGGTGCTATTAAGTTCCAAGGTAGAAATACTTCTAACGCTGCTGATGTAGAGTTTACTAAGATCCAATCTAAGATTCACTTTGATACTCAAGGATCTGAAAGAGGACTACTACAATTCTCAGTTATAGATGCAGGATCACCTGTCAATACAATGACACTACGTGGTGGTCTAGTCGGTCTTAATATAGATGAACCCGCAGGACAGTTACACGTCAAAGGTAGTGACACAACTGACCAAATTATTATTGAGAACACAACTAACAGTTCTACTACTGCTCCTGACCTTGTACTATACAAATCAGGTACTATCGGTGTTGGACATCAGCCAGGTAGAATTGACTTCAGAGGTAGAAATGCTAATGATGATGCTAACGTTACCTATGCAGGTATCTTTGCTGAAGTTACTGGTACATCAAACTTAGCAGAGAACGGAGCACTTAAATTCTATACTGTACAATCAGGTACACTATCTGAAGCAGCAAGAATTACTGAAGCGGGTCACTATAAGTTACAGCAAGATAAAGGTATTGACTTCAGTAACCAGACATCATTGGCTGGTAAGACATATCAGATTCTTGATCACTATGAAGAAGGTTTCTATGATGCTACACCATCATTCGTGAATACAATTAGAGCTGGTATGACAACTACATCTACTGGTTACTACACCAAGGTAGGTAGAATGGTTCATGTACATGCTAAGGTTACAGTTAACATTTCAGACGCATCATTGATTGGTGGAGTTCTTAAGTTCCCAATACCATTTGAACCCGCCATCTCATGTGCTGACGCACCAGTACAATCAGTGACATTTGATACATCATCAACACACTTCTTGAACACAGGACAAGCAATATTCTTAGACGATAATAAAGACATGGTAGTATCACACGCAGGATCTCAGGATCAGTGGATGGTACTCCAGATACGTAACGCTGATTATAAGAGATCAAGTGTCATTACCGCAGGAAACTGTGCTATTGGTACCGCTGCTTTATTCCTAGACTTTACATATAGAGCTTCTTCTTAATGCCTTCATCTGCCCAAGACTTCTATCTTGGTAACCCCAACCTCAAAAAGGTTGGAACTGAAATTGAGTTTACCCAAGAACAAATACAGGAATACCTTAAGTGTAAGGCAGATCCTGTATACTTTGCTATGAATTACATCAAGATTATATCTCTTGATGAAGGTATAGTTCCATTTAAGATGTGGGACTTCCAACAGGAACTGATTAGAAACTTTCACGAGAACAGGTTTAATATAGCAAAACTTCCTAGACAGACTGGTAAGTCCACTACGTGTGTGTCTTACCTTTTACATTATGCATTGTTTAATGATAACGTAAACATTGGTATCCTAGCAAACAAGCTATCCACTGCTAGAGATCTACTCGGAAGACTACAACTTGCCTATGAACAACTCCCACTCTGGATGCAACAGGGAATCATAGCATGGAACAAGGGTAGCATGGAGTTGGAAAATGGATCAAAGATTCTCGCTGCATCTACTTCAGCATCTGCTGTTCGTGGTATGTCATTTAACATCATCTTCCTCGATGAGTTTGCGTTTATACCTAACCATATTGCGGAGCAATTCTTTAGTTCCGTTTATCCTACTATTACTTCTGGTAAGTCCACGAAAGTCATCATTATTTCTACCCCCAACGGAATGAATCATTTCTACAAGTTGTGGGTTGACGCACAGAAAGGTAGGAACGGATACATTTGGACTGAAGTACACTGGTCAAAAGTACCAGGCAGGGATGCTGCGTGGAAAGAAACTACTATTGCCAACACGTCAGTCAGACAGTTTACTCAAGAGTTTGACTGTGAGTTCCTAGGGTCTGTTGATACACTCATAGCTGCTAGTAAGTTACGCACACTGACGTATGATGATCCAATTCGTAGTAACGGGTCGCTAGATGTATATGAAAATCCTATACCTGAGAGAGATTATATAGTTACATGTGATATATCCCGTGGTTTAGCACAGGATTATAGTGCCTTCTGCGTGATAGATATATCTCAAGCTCCATGGAAACTGGTAGCAAAGTATAGAGATCATGAGATCAGACCTATGCTACTACCTAATGTTATTGCTGATGTAGCAAAAGCATATAACATGGCATACGTATTGATAGAAGTAAATGATATAGGAGAAGCAGTCGCATCACAGCTCCATTATGATGTGGAGTATGAG